ACTAATATCTGTGCTTCTGTACTTGTGGATGAAGCTACTCAGGTTAAAGACAAGCTGCTGGGCATTCAGTCAAAGACTGGTAAAGATGCTCAGGAGAATATATTCATGAAGAAAGTAGTGCCCATGTTCAGGGCCTACCCATTCTTCTTTAAACCTATTCAGGATGGCACTACGAACCCACGTATGGAGCTCGCTTTTCGGGAACCATCAAAACGAATCACCAAGAAGAATAAGACGTCGCAGAAGGGCGACGCACTCAACACGATCATTAATTGGAAAAACACCACTAATAACGCCTATGACGGAGAAAAACTTCATATGCTCTACCTCGACGAGGCTGGCAAGTGGGAAAAACCTACCGACATTAAAGAAGCGTGGCGCATTGAGAGAACTTGTCTCATCGTTGGAAAACGCATTGTTGGGAAGGCTCTAGTAGGTAGTACTGTTAACCCTATGGACAAGGGGGGTAATGAGTACAAAAATCTGTGGGACGATTCTGACCCGTCTGAAAGGAACGCCAACGGGCGTACCAGGTCTGGTCTGTATAGGATTTTCATACCAGCAGATGAAGCGCTTGAGGGATTTTTCGACATGTATGGAAACCCTGTAATTGAAAACCCGACAAGATCCGTAGAAGGTGTAGACGGCGAAATTATAGACCAGGGAAGCAGGGAATTTTTGAATAATGAAAGAAAATCCTTAAAACACGACCCATCCGAGCTTAATGAGATTATAAGGCAGTTTCCTCTAACTGAAGACGAAGCGTTTCGTGACTCAATCGAAGGCAGTGTATTTAATATAGGAAAAATTTATCAGCAGATAGATCGGAACAACAACATGTATCCCGACCCCGTTGTTGTAGGAAATTTCCTATGGAAGGAGAAAGATAAGGAGGTTATTTTTTCTCCAGACCCAAGGGGAAGGTTCAGGGTGTCTTGGCAGCCACCAGCCGAAATGAGAAACAATGTGATCGATGACCGAGGAAAAAAGAAACCAGGTAATTTTTTGTATGGTGTTGGTGGCGTTGACTCTTATGACCTTGACGAGACTGTTGATGGAAGAGGCTCTAAAGGGGCTCTTCATTTGTACAATAAGTTTAGTATGAATGGGGACGTACCCAGAAACATGTTTGTTTTGGAGTACGCATCTAGACCAGACTTAGCTAGTATATTTTACGAAGATGTTTTAATGGCTGCTTTTTATTATGGGTACCCGCTACTTGTAGAGAACAATAAGTACGGCATAGTAAGATACTTTGAATCAAGGGGTTACATGGATTACCTAATGGATAGGCCAGATCACTTGCAATCTGCCTCCCCATCGAAAGTTAGGACTAAAGGAATACCGTCAAACTCTCAAGACGTCATACAGGCACATGCTCACGCTATAGAGGCTTACATACACAATTACGTGGGTATCACGGCAGAAACCGCTGAGTTCGGGAATATGTATTTTAACAGGACTCTTGAGGATTGGATTGGTTATAAAATATCAAACAGAACAAAGTATGACCTCACAATCAGTTCTGGATTAGCGCTTCTTGCTGCTCAAAAAGAGAAGCCGAAAAAACAAAAATCAGACCTAACAGACAAGGTGTTCTTTAGAAAAACAAAACTAAAAGAATGGCACCGTTAACTTTCTTATATTTGCCGTTAGATGTACGGCAAACAAGGGAATAATAGTGTCAGCTTTCCTGATCCACTCGCACCAAAGTCGATAAAGGACGGAAAGGAATACGGGTTGCGGTATGCAAAGGCTATTTCTTCTCAGTGGGGAGGGTTCGATCATGACGAATCATTGATGAGGAAGAGGCGCAAAGTTTTTGAAAGGAACAGGAAATACGCCAACGGAACTCAAGACACTTCCATATATAGGCAGCTTTTGACGAGCTTAGATCCAAACAATGGAGACGGTAGTTTTTTAAATATAGACTTTACTCCAGTACCGATCCTGCCTAAGTTCGTTCGTATTGTAGTAAACAAAATTTTATCTAGTTCTCCGTACCCTAACCTGGAGGCGGTAGACCCATTGTCTTCCAGCGAAAAGGATTTAGAGCGGAAGAAGGTGGAGATGGCGGTTGCCAACAAAAAGAAGCTTGGTCAGATACAGGAAGACACTGGTGTCAATGTCTCTGAAATGGAAAGCATACCAGATACCCTTGAGGAGGCTGAAATATTTATCGGCAATAATATCAAGTCCACGTCAGAGATTGCCGCTCAAATAGCTACAGATATGACGTTAAAGTGGAATGACTTTAACGACACTGTATACAGGAGGTGCGTTAATGACCTCACTACCTTGGGTATGGCGGTTACAAAAAGAGACAATGACCCAAGCTACGGAATCAATGTCTCATACGTGGATCCTGTTGATTTCATTCACAGCTTCACAACCGACCCAAGCTTTGGAGACCTTGTATATGCTGGTCATGTAAAAAGGATTCCGATACAAGAATTGAAAAGAATTGCTGGAGATCAATTTACTGAAGAGCAGTATAAAGAAATAGGTCTGAAAGCAGCCAAAAAGTATGGGTACGACGCTTCTAAAATAGGTCAGAGCAGGTACGACGAGTATCTGAAAAGAAATAAGTTCGGCTATGACGAGTACATGATTGAGGTGATGGACTTTGAGTTCATGTCTGTAGACTGCATGTACTTCGAGGAAAAAGAAAGCAGGTTTGGCAACATGGGCTTCTATTTCAAAGGAGACAGTTACAAGGAGCCAACCAACTCGGTTTACAAAAGGGAAGTTTCAAAACTTGAAAACGCCACTGTTTACGGAGGTAGCTATATCATTGGTTGTGATATGCTGTTTAACTACGGCATGAAGACTAACATCCCTAAAAACGTTCACGATTTAACCAGAACCAACCTGTCCTACTCTGTTGTTGCAACCAACATGGAGGATATGATACCTAAGTCTATGGTTGATAGCTGTATAGGTTTTGCAGACCAGTTGCAGATTACTCACCTTAAAATACAGCAGTCAATAGCCAAGGCGAAACCAGACGGGATTATCATTGACGTAGAAGGGCTTGAAAACGTACAGCTGGGCAAAGGTGGAGAGCTTCAGCCGCTTGAGCTTCATGACATATACGAGCAAACGGGTGTTTTCTACTACAGAAGCAAAAACCCTGAAGGGGGATTTCAGAACCCTCCAATTAGGGAGATCAACAATAGCGTTCGCAACATAAACGAGTTTATTGCCCTGTACAATCATTACTTGAGGATGATCAGGGACGCCACTGGCATCAATGAAGCCATGGATGGGACAACACCGAAAGGAGAACAGCTGGTTGGTGTTAGGCAGCAGGCTATAGCTGCAGGAAACAATGCTATATACGACATCACCAACTCGTCGATGGTGCTGTATAAGAAAGTGTGCTCTGATATAGTCAAGTGTCTCCAAGTAATACCTAGAGAAAGCATTTTGTATAAGGCTTACGAAAACGCAATAGGTAAAGAAAATATTGGGATTCTAACTACATTTAGTGATCTGGCTATGTACAATTTTGGGGTGCAAGTCGTCAAGGAAATGGAGGATGTAGAAAAGCAGTATCTGGAGCAGAATATACAGATATCCTTGTCTCAGAAAGAACTTGACATAGAGGACGCCATAGCCATAAGGCAGCTCAAGGATGTGAATCAAGCCGAAAGGCTCCTTGTAGTTAGACGCAAGAAGCGTATGGCGGCTAACCAGCAGCTTGCTCAACAAAACTCTCAGATGCAGGCTCAGATTCAGGCTCAAAGCGCACAAGCCGCAAGCCAAGCTAAGATGCAGGAGATGCAGATGAAGGCTCAGATAGATGCTCAAATGGAGCAAATGAAGTCTCAGCTAGACGCTCAGATGGAGGTTCTAAAGCACGAGCACAGAAAAGAGATTGAGATGATCAAGGCTCAAGCGACACTTGGATTCAGAACAGAAGAAAAAGAGTTTAAAGAAAAGCTTGAGGTTCTAAAAGAAGACAGAAAGGACGATAGGGTTAAGAAGCAAGCTTCTGAGCAGAGTAAGCTTATATCACAAAGGCAAGGGGAAAGAGGGGAGCTTCCAGAGCCAATCACGGGTGGTAGATCCGAAGATCCTCAGGAGATAGTAAACCAAATAATACAAAATGGCACAGGTCAATCTTGATACAGCCTCTAGGCTAGATATAGTATGCAGAAAGGGGGACACCTTCAGTCTTGGTATTGATTTTGGTGTAGAGATACCCCTTCAGGGCGACGATCCAGAAGATGCAACCCTTCAGGGTCAGTGGAAGATGCAAGTTAGAACCTCTCAAAACGAAGAGTCTACAAGCCCCGTGTATAACACCATATACAACCCAAGCGGAACAATAGATACGGCTAGTACTGACTTTAAGTTTACGAGAGAAACTGGAGACGCTGAAAACTCAAAGTTGGTTATTACTTGCGACGCTCAAGATCTAAATACATCTGGAGAGTATGTTTATGACTTGCAACATAAGAAAATACAAGGATTGAGTGAAGAAATAAAAACTTACTTGTATGGTAAGTTTACTGTGGTCGAGGATGTAACTAACTCATAATGGCTGTAAGGGTAGTAAACGAATCTAGCCCAGTCATAAGAATAACGGGGCAATCTTCACCCGCAGTGGCGGCTCCTATTAATGAAGTAAGGACTGTCCACGTAAATCAAAACAGCAGCATAATAAATGTTCCTTCTATCTCCCCACCTGAGGTTTCTATAGAACCTATAGCCTCTCCTTCGGTCGTAGTAAGCTCACCTGAGGTTAGGCCATTTAAGGTTGTTCTCATACAGGGACCTAAAGGCGATCCTGGAGAGGCTGGTACAGGGACGGGTGAGCTGTCTTCAGAGTTGTTTGTCACGAATGAGGTAGGTGATATAGAGGAAGGGTTTGAAATAGGAGAAGAAACAAGCCTTGAAGTCATAATAAGGAACATGCTGACAGACAGTAATGTTTATGTGTCTGGTGGTGTCTATTTGGTTTTAGACGGCGCTGATATAGGAAGTCAGCAAACAAACACTTTTGCTAGTGAGTTTAAAATGGACATCAGTAGCGATCTGTTTCTTACTTCTGGTTCTATTAGTGTAAAAAACGCAAATTATTTAGACGCTCAGCCTCTTGTAGTGAAGGTTGTTCCTTCTAATCAATTTATAAGTGCTATATATAAAACAAGCTGGGATACAAGCCTATACGACCAATCTCAAGTGTTTTCATACTTCGATCTTATTGACGGGGTTCAGCTTGGAGAAAATAAGATAATAGCTGTTGTTTTTTGGCAGGACGAGGTGCAGTTTGGTTATGGTCCGTCACAAATCGTTATTGAAGAAATTGAGCTTGTAAAGTTTTACGTTGGTAAAAAAATAAGAGCGTTTACTAGCGTCTGCGCTGATCCTCAGGGTTCTAATATATCACCTAACCCACTAAATCAAGAACCGAACTTATATCAGTCAGAGTCCGCATTTATAGAGAACATACTTTTTCAAGACCCGAACGAAGACATATATTCTGAAATAATAGTTGACTTTACTTCTGAAGGTAGAGAGGTTATTGTTCCCTTGTCGATAGATGGAAACACTTACAGTGTAAACGATTCAAATAGATTTTTAGTTATAGAGTTGCCTTCTGAGTTTTTGCTGTCAGAAGTTGCGGCTACCACGGCGGGCTCTGGGGCTTATTCTCTTTCTAATTCTATTGTATCTTTGGGCGGAACAAATCCACTTGGAGACAACTACTTAAATGCGGAAGGACATGCGGTCAGGTATTATAGGTTTGTTGTCCCTGGGGCATTTACGGAAGATTTAAAACTAGATTTGCATATAACACTTTCTGAGTAATGGCTATATTTTTTGGAGACGAACTAAAAAGTTCAAATAAAAATTTTCCGATAATCGACATCTCGGAAAACAATGCAAAGGGTGTAATATTTGTCAAAGACGTTACAAACCCTGTGGGCCTTGCTACTGACGATCTTTTTAATGCTACTAACGTCCCCTGGCCTAAGGTCTCTCAGGGAACCGTACTCGTAGACAGGGCCACGGGAGATGTATTTATATACATTGGATTCTTTAGTAACGGTTCGGGGGGATCTATTACCACAGGCAATTATAATCCCGACTCAGATACTGATCTAGATAATCCAAACAACGACACGGGGGTTCAGGGAACAGACTATTATAGCTTTTTTACTGTATCTGGAAACCCAAACTGGAAGTCTATAGGTAACACTCCAGTCTTTGCAAGCGACATCATTGCAAACATTGGTGCTGATGGAGCTTTTGGTAAATACCTCACGGGTCAAAACGTGCCCCTATCTGGAAAGACTGCACTTGAAGCCATTGAAGAGGCTCTAACTCAGTATCAAGTTCCAGTTACAGGCGATATCGTCTTTAATAATGGTAAAATGGGGACGAGAACCTTCGATATAGCCGAGAGGCTTGATGAGTTTGCTGGCTTGGTAGGTAGTTTCACAGTAAAAAACTCCAACGTCGTCTCTATGGATTCTTCCGACAGCAGCGGAAACCTTCAGGACTTTGGAATAAAAAAGATAGAGGTCTTTAGGGATAGCTCTACTGCTTTCTCTACGGATACTTCAATAGCGAAAATAGAATGGAGCGGTAGCGCCTGGCAGATGACTGGCAACCTCACTTCAAACTCCAATGGACTTACTCAAAACTTTTCTGGGATTCAGGCTCTAAATATTTACAATTCATCCACTGTTACTTCGCAATTTTACTTCCAGGACACAACCTACGACTTGGCGGGGAGAGATTCTGGTAATTTTAAGTACAGGGTAGAGGTTACTGGATATCAAGACGACACGGCGTCAAAGCTTTCTGAGGACAACAGGAAAGGTCACATAAGTGTAAGTGCATATTCTCAAGCTTCAATAACGTCCAGAAACGTAAGTAGGATTGATACTGGTGTGATAAGTACAAACGAAGCTTCTCAAATCACCACAACTAGTGGAGACAGGCTTTATGGAAATGTCAACTCTGACGTTTCATTTACTGTTCAGAACAACACCCCGACAACGACGATCAGCACCCTTAGAGTTAAAAGGGCTTTTGATAACTCAAACACTTATACAACGGTTCATGAAACTTCGGTTTCAATAGCTTACAATTCCACATCTACAATAACCTTTGATGATGGCCTTTCTGCGGTTTATACTGGAAGCGAGTCTCTGCCTATAACTAGTAGGGATTACGATAAAATAAAGTACAGGGTTGAAATTATAGACAATGGCACGGCGGCAACGTCTACAAATGAGGTTCCGAACAGCACTACGACCGTTCAAATGTTCGCTCCAGTTAGAATAGCCTACGCTACGACTTCTTTTGATGACACAAACGCAAGCTCTCAAGCAAGCGCTATTCTTACCGCTGCTTCTGCATCTTCGGATATACCGATTGATATGGGCACTGGCGATGCTTCTGTTATTAGTAGCATAGGAAACTTCTCGGTCAATTCTGGCTCTGCAGCAAACGAATATCTGTACTTGTGCTACCCTAACACAGACAATTCAGGGGATTCCCCAACACACAACACCGTAGTTGACCTCGCCTCTGGTCAGAATCTTACTGATGCGTTCACGAAGGTTACTCCAGGTGCTGGGGTTTCAGTAGATCTTGGCGTTGCTGGAGGGGCCCAGGCAATAAACTACACTGTATACATAAGTAACGCGGCTGGTTCGTTTAATGACACCTCCGTTGTTTACAACATCTCATAAAAACAAGACATGGCTATAGGATTTATTGATGCGCTAACTCACAACTCGACGGTCAACGGGTACGGACTGGTCGAGAGTGATGAGATTCAAGGTGGTATAAGGACCTCGGTAGACAACCTTTTTGAGCTGGCTAAGCTCAAGCACATAGTGTCTGCAGCTGCTATCGGGCAGCTCAAGGAGTATAGTTCTATAGTTTTTGTCCGAAACACAGACCCTCTTACTACAACAGGCGCTGCTAACGGGGATAACACGATCACGGTTGAAATTGACGGTACGGATACGTTTTTTGAAGCTCCTTCGACTACAAACGGGATAGGAAAGTTCTACTGCCTTACCGATATCACGCTGATAGAAACGCCAAACAGCGAGGCTACCCTTACAGTAACAGACGATAACGGAACCCTTACAGCTGTTCCTGCGGCCTGGGCGTTGTTGGACAGTCTCGTTGGTGGTGGAGGTGGAGGAATTTCTGACTTCAGCGGGGTGACATACAATGACGCTGACAATACTATTGTCACAACACCTTTGGTTGTCGGAGACGGAACTCTTGCGTTTACGTTCCCTACTTACGACGATGTAGCGAATGTATTTAATCAAGGGTTAGCCACAGGTGACTCAAGTATAGAGATAGTTAACCTCACAGGCGCCGATGCTCCTCAAAAAAGAATAAGGCTCAAGATCAACGGACAGCACCAAGGAAGGTCCTTGAGGTTGTGGAATGGTGATGCTGTTGCCACGACATATAATGTCGGGCAGTCTGGATATAATACCTTGCTTGACGTAGGTCAGACAGGAGTCCCTGGAGAGAATCTTCAGAGTAACATACGGACCAATTTTTTGGTTCAGCCCAACACCAACAACTCTGCAGAAGGCAACTATACTCCAGGTTTGCAGGTAAACAGGGCTTCAGGTGTTGTTCTAGGCGCCGCTGCGAACATCCAAGTCGTCACGGATGATAGTGGGGCTGTTACTGCTCAGCTTTCTGGAACTAGAATCACCAACCTCTACTCAGACGTTCTTGGTCTAACCAGCGCCTTAGTAGTAGACGGCGCAGGCCAAGTATTTAAGAAAACCCTTGGGACGGCGGCTTTTGAGGACATAACGAACGGAGATGGGACTGGAATTATAGACGACCTTCCTCAGGGAGTTTACGCCAGCACCGTAATGTCCCCTGACCCAGCCAACAACGCAACAAACGTAGTTATATATGATTACGATAATGGCTCCGCAGCGAGCACTACTGTAGATACAGACGGAAACGGAAACCTAGCCATTGCTCTTAATAGGATTATTCAGCTTGGAACCGACACCGCGGCGGGAGGACTAACTATCGGAACCTCTACCTTGTGGGATAGTGGAAACGGAACGTCCAGCAACCTTAGGGTGTATGGAGACACCACTATAGACGGGGATCTTACCGTAGCTGGTAGTCTTATAACAACAACTACAGAGGAAGTTTCTTTTGAAGATAACCTTCTCTCTTTAAACGTAGCCAGAGAATCAGACGGAACCATTACGTCTAACGTTTCATCGGCTAGTTTGCAGCCTTCTGGCATTGAGGTTTTCCATGGTAGTGGAACTAACATAAACAACGCCAGACCATATATAAACTACAAGTACAACACTGACAACACCCTTTACGGTGGGTGGTACTTGGCTCATGGATACGAAGTAGCCACTTATGAAGCTGATGGTGTTACTCCAGCAACATACACCACAAACCCAATAGAGGGAAGAATACTTAGTACCGTTGACGTGCGTGTCGTTCCGACCACACAACAAGCAGACGACAGGTTCTTGTATCACGATATGAATGATACGGATGCGGAAGAGAATACACTGAAGTTCATTACCACTCCGTATGGCCTGCTTAAAAAGTACAGCAGAACAGAGTCGTTTACGTACACCCCTGATGGCGGATCTGAAAGCACATACAACCAAACTTTTGTTAGGTCTTATACTAGGACCTCTGTTGTTACTGTAAACTACGGTGCCTCAGGTTCAACCTCAGCGCCTCGCCCAGATGGTTCTGTTAGAATATATCACGGCTTGGACCTAGAGGATGGATTCGTTCATGTGGTCGGTATTGTAATATCTCAAGCAGCTGGAAACCTTCCAGTAGGAAGTATTGTTCACCCTAAGGTTAGGGTTAGAACTCAATCGGGGACCTTCCCTGATGAATACAAAAATAGCTGCGATGTTTTTGCTAACGGTTTTGAGAACGGTGATGTTGTCAAGTTTGTTGTTATGGGATGAGTTTGTATATTTGAGCAAACTTTAATCCACATGAAAATTACAATGCTGAAGTGCATCGAAAGCCTTAACGGGTTCTCGAAGCTTTCTCACTGCGACCTTCCTTTTAAATTGAGCTACACGGTGGCTCAAAATGTAAAAAACCTAGAGGCTATAGTAAGGCCTTTTGAAGAAAAGAGGAATGAGTTTATCGAATCTTTAAAGGCTGAAGTATATAGCGACGACGACGGCAAGCAAGTTGTATCTGACGAGGCTGCCGAAAAGTTTAGTGAAGATGTAAGAGAGCTTTTGAACGAGGAGCATGAGGTGCATATCAAAAAGATAAACATGTATGGTGTCGAGACTAGTGGTATTAAACCTTCTGACATTAAGGGATGTATTGAGTTTATTGAAATGGCAGAATAATGCCTGTATTCATTGGAGACGTACTAGAAGCTTCTGGAGGCCCAGTCCTTGATCTATTTAACAATCAGGTTATAGGGTATCAAGTAGTGGGGGGATCATCTAACGAGGTTGGTGTGCCCCACTCCAACGGGTTTAGCTCTTCAAACTGGAGTGAGCTTTTGGGTGGGGCCACATGGACCACTGTTGAAGATATACCCGAAGAGTTTAGGGGACAGGGTATTTTTGTATATGACAAATCCTTAAAAAAGTACTTTGTTTCTCAGAACCAGACTGACTTTACTTCTAGCGGCAACTTCAAGGAAATAATCAATGATTTTACTACGTATGACGACGCCCCAGATCTAGTTCAAGCATTAGACGGAAGTTATATTCCCGAATCCCTAGGTAATGCAATAGCAGAGCTAGATATTGAGAAGTATGCCTTTTTAATGAGGCGTATAAGCTACGTAGGTGATATAATTACTGGAGGAAATAGCGAGACCCATTACAGGATGACAAACCTGGACCTTAAAAACTTCGTGGTGCAAGTTTTGGGTCAAGGGATTGCTCAGGATTTGATCGACAACGGGTACGGTACTAGCGGGTCATTTACTAACTCAGGTAGCGGAGTTCTGGGAGACCTAGACGGAGATGGAGTCGTGGGCATATCTGACCTGCTCATCCTGCTCGGTAACTTCGGAAACCAAGATGTCTTTTGTGACATGCACATTCATTGGGGAGGACCGAACTGGAAGTCGTTTAACCCAGAATTAGGAGCAGCGGGTCAATATAAAGCAACGTTTTCTCAGATCCCTCCTAATGATTGGATTACTAATCCTTACGAGAGCTCATCAGCGGTTAGTTTTTGGCCTAATAATACAGTTCACATTAGACCTGGGGATACAGACGAGACGGGGAACTCTAATTCTCTAGACTTTATACTTAACAACGGATCCCCTGGTACTCAAATCTCTGATGCGTCTTACATAAAAATATTAGAGATAGATGGATCCCCCGTTACTTTAGACCACATACTTAAAGCTCCTGGGTTTGATATAAGCCTCTCTGTCAGTACTGCTGCAGGCACCCCAGGATCTGCTGGCGGAGGGGTGTACCCCACGGGTTTTAGTGTTTTCCATTCGGAAACATCTCAAATAAGAGCCAAAGCGTATCTAAACTTTAGATTTATTGATGAGAATGGAGATGTCATAGAAACCTCCACTGGAAACAACTTCTCTCAAATTCAACTGCTTGACTATCCCACAAATGGGACGCCTGGGGGTGCGGACGGAAACAGCGTGGCGGGGGGAAACAATCCTGACTTGTTTCCGATTGTAACTGGACCGTTGTGGTCTACAATAACAAATCAATACGACCTTGAATCTAGGCCAGGGTCAAGCAACGTTGTTGTCAGTGAAATGCACATGAGTTGGCATTTTCAGTCGGGCGGAAACGTTCAGTTTATCAGAGTTGAAAATATAGACCTGCATCTTTTAATATCATGATTGTAACTAGAAACAGGGATGTTGTTTCGTTTAAGACTAGCAACGGAGAGAGGTCGTGTGACCTAAGGTTTGATGTCGAAGCTTCTATAAACTCTGACGAATCTAATTCAATAGACATATCATTCCAAACAGCTTCGGGGAGAGAAAACATATTTTTTTCTCTTCCGTATCAGCACATAAGCTTTAACGGAACTACGCAGGCAGGATCTAGTGTTTCAGATACGGTGTCCGCTCTTAATCAAAAGTTCTTATTTAATGAAGCTCCAGTTTATACGGGGTCTTCATATAACATAGATGACTTCATAAAGCCAGACTTGACGTCAGGCAAAAGCGAAACCACGGATATTGTGCATAATGAAAGCATAGCCAATGGGGGTGCTATGATACTATCATCTGAGTCAGCCAAGATCGGAGTTCAAGGCAACCACATCGAGTTTAATAGCACGGGTACCTATGGGGATATAGACATAAACGTTAAAACCCCCAGCGGCAATACGGATAGGGCGATACACATATTCGGAACCGATATTCAGCAGGGTCCCGTCATCGAGTTTGAAGGGCGTATAATTATTTCTGCATCTAACGGAAATAGATACTACTTGAAGGTGTCTAACACTGGTGGGCTGTACACTGAGGCCGTGTAATTTACTTTATATTTGCAGAACTAAGGGCTGCAATGGAAGTAAGAATATACAAGATTGGTGAGGTTAAAAAAATCGACATAAGGGACACCTCTTTTGACGAAGTTTTTTCTTTTGGCCCTTACGTAAAAGTTAATGTGGTTGCTACTGGAAACTCAGAAGTAGACATAGAAGTCGGAGGAGAAAAAAGAATACAAGGTATTGCTGCTTCTGATATAAAGGATTTTTCTGGTGCGACTATATCTGCTAACGCAAATGCGTGTGCCGATCTTGCTAATGCGATTCTTGAGGCAAATAGAGAGATAGATTCTTACATAAAAGGAGATTCGCTTTCTCAAAAATCCGAAACCACAGAGTTTGTACATAACGATTCCATTAATAATGGAGCGGCGGTAATTCTTTCCAATGAAGATTTTAAGGCTGGAGTAGAAGGGAACTACATAGAGATGTCCTCCACTGGAGTCAACGGGTGGATGGACTTCTATGTAGAAACGTCAGGAGACGAAACGTCTCACAAAGCCCTTAGAATATATGGTGGGTCACTAACTCAAGGGGACGCAAGGATAGATTTCCTTGACACAACGATAGAGAACCTATCTATAACCAGCCTAACGGAGGTTCCAGCAAGCCTGGGTACATCTGGGCAGGTTTTGGCTGTTAACTCAGCTGGCACCGCACTGGAATTCGTCGCTCAGGGCGGAGGCGGAGGGCTTGGTGGGGCGGATCAAACCCTTACGGCTGACAGAACCATAGATGTTGATGGTAACACACTTACTATTGACGATGGAACGACAGACATAATGAAGGTCAGCTCCGCCAATGGAGTGCAGGTGTTTGGAGACTTTAAAGTAGATAGCGGATCACTCAGTGGCGGGGGAATCAAACTTGAGGGAGCTAACGTAATTAATAATAACTACATTGAACTCAAGGCTCCAACTTTTGTCACCTCTAGTACAACTCTTACTTTTCCTGACGGGGCAGGAACGAGTTCACAGGTGTTAAGCACCAACGGAAGTGGAGTCCTTTCTTGGGTGGATACGATTGAAAAAGTAAACCCCGTAGTGCAAAACGTTCTGAGCATTAATGCGATCTCTTCTGCTTCATCACCTAGGCTTTTTATACAGGGGGCGCAAGGAAACGGAGGGGTTTTTCTTCAAGTTCCTGACGCAACTACAGCTACTAATACTGTTTTCACTCTACCAGATGCTGATGGAACTAGCGGTCAAGTTTTGTCTACAAACGGGTCTGGCACGCTTTCTTTTACCACCGTTAGCGGAGGAGGGTCTACAAACGAGCTAGACGGTCAGTACTTGGAATTTTTCACTCGCTCTTCTGCATACGGAAGTGGCTCATACGAAGGTCAAGTAGTGAAATATGGAAACAACACCAACCTGAGCGCAGGCAAGGCGTATATACTTTCATCTGACGGTGGAAGCCCAGTAGCAAACGCTACGTGGGTGGAGGCAGACGCAAATTCTTTATCGGGAACGAAAGGTTTGTTTGGAATAGCTCTTGGATCTAGCGCGACTAGTGATGGCCTTTTGGTTAGGGGTATACGTGGTCAAAACACAAGTGCAAACCCTGGAGACTTAATGTATATAAGTACAAGCTCTGGTCTTGTAACTAGTGCAATACCACAAACACCTGGGGACTTCGTAAGGGTTATTGGTTACGCTTTGTCTTCTACGCTGTTGTACGTAGATCCTTCACCAGACTATATTGAACTTGGGTAATGGCAAACACGAGTAGTTATAACGAAATTGACATGGCAAATATTGCATCTATAAACGGACAAGACGTACCGTCGGGAGGTGGCGTGGCGGAATCAAATACAGGATTATTGTATTTTGAATCAGGAACTTTTAATTCAAGAACTCCAAATGCTCAAGAGTTTTTTGGAGACTCTTCAGTAAGCTTATATAAAGCCCAGATAGACACTAGGACAGACATAGAAAGAATAAAGCAAGGTTTGTATCATTACTTTGCTGTAGATGGTTCTAATAATCTTTATTCTGCTGGTTGGATTAATACAACGCAGCTGGGAAGAACAGTTAATGGTGATGCACATGAATTCAAATTATCACTTACTAACGTAGCTCAATTCGAACCTCATGTAAATGGTTGTTGGGCTATAAAAACAGATGGTACACTTTGGTGGTGCGGCAGCATTAGTCAGTTTGCAGATAATGGAGACACTGGGCGAGGTACTAATAACGTTAATAACGGATGGCTCCAGTACGGGTCTGATACAGATTGGGTTTATATTAATTCTTGGCCTTCTTATCCTTACACTACTTTTGCTGTTAAAGGAGGTGCTGGTGCTGAATATCTGTATACTGCAGGGGCTAATAATTTTGGCAAGACTGGGTTAGGAACAACAGCTGGTTCTGCAAAGCCGTTTACAAGGGTTAAATCTTCAGCATCTACAGACTGGACAGAAACTATTGCTAAAGTAGACACAGGGTATGATAGCACCCTTGTTGTAACACAAAGCGGAAAGTTGTTTGGAATAGGAGAAGGAAATTATGGTGCTCTCGGCCAAGGCACTGCTACCGACTCTTTTTATCCCATTCAAGTAGGAACTGACACCGATTGGGAAACACCTTTTACTAAAGGTAGAACCTGTCATTGGGTTATTAAAACAGACGGTTCTTTGTACGGCTCTCGTAATGCTTCCTCTTCTTGGGGTATAGGCCCAACTATATCAGATAGAAGATATCGACAAATTGGAACAGACACAGATTATGAAGACCTTAGATTCCAAGATTGGTCTACTTCTAAAGGTGATGAAATTATGTTTGCAAAAAAGAATGGAACTTGGTATGTAAACTGGGATGATAATTTACCTGCTGGAAGTTTTGTAGGAAACGCCAGCACCAAAACACCCCCCGCAGAAAACACATGGCTTCCTTTTAATGATCTATTAGATGGCAATGACATCACTGTAGGCATAAAAGAAGTAATGCTTTCATTTAAAGAGCAAAATCAAAATGCGGGAGAAGTACTATTAGTATCAACAGCAGCAACATAATGGCTATTAAAACAGTAGTAATATCGTCAGAACAAGACCTTGAGTCAATTTGGACCGACTCAAGGTGTCCAAATTTAGAGTGGACGTTTCTTGAGCAAGAATTTGAAGAGTGCCTTCAGGAGGACGGTACTTACCTCGCTACCTACGACACCTTAGAGGTGCCCGAAGGAGAGACTTTCTCTATGACGTATCTGTGTCAGGACACTGGTGGCGCTAAGGTATATACGCTAACAGAGGGGGAATACGGGGTAAAACCGTAAATATTATATTTGCATTTATGAAAGCCTGTAAGTCCTACAAAAAAGGAGGAAGAGTCCGACTCAAAATGGGGGAGCATAAAGACCCTAAGGGTGGGCTTACACAGGCTGGAGTAGATAAATACAACAGAGAGACTGGTAGCAACTTGAAGATGGCTGTTACCACAAAACCCTCCAAACTGAAACCTGGAAGCAAGGCAGCTAAGAGGAGAAAGAGTTTTTGCGCTCGCATGAGTGGGGTCAAAGGGCCAATGAAAAAGCCCAATGGCAAACCGACACGTAAGGCGCTTGCACTGAGGAAATGGAATTGCTAATGCTTGAAAATATCACACACTTTGAGTTTTTGCTGGTAGCTGGATCTTTGGTTGGGGTCTGGATTAAACACCAAATGGATTATGCTAGGTTGGTCGCTAGAGTGGAAGCTTTAGAGGGTGACAACAGCGATTTTAAGAAAGACGTAAAAACCTTGCTTAAAGACATTCAGGAAATTAAGCTGTTGCTTGCAAAAAACAAAGTGGTATGAACCCAGTAAAAAGAAAGAGCAAGAAGCTTAAAGTGTCCAACAAAAAGGTGGGTGTTTCAGCACCTACAGGATATCACTGGATGGAAGAGTCTGGTAGATATTACTTGATGGAAGGCAGCTACAAGCCTCACCCTGGAGCTGTGGAAAAAGCAAACTTTAAAATTGCTACTCATGGCTAAAGCAGTAAAATCTCGCGTAAACGAAGCTGGCAATTACACCAAGCCTGGAATGCGTAAGAGTCTGTTTAATCGTATTAAAGCAGGCAGTAAGGGCGGCAAACCTGGTCAGTGGTCGGCTAGAAAAGCACAACTACTCGCTTCTGAGTATAAAAAAGCTGGAGGCGGATATAAGAACTAATGGCACTCGCTAAGTCACAACAAAGCTTGAAAAAGTGGACTGCACAGAAGTGGCGTACCTCTAGCGGAAAGAGGTCAGAAGGTAAGCGCAGATACTTACCTGACGCGGCTTGGAAGGCTCTTTCACCTGCTGAGAAAGCAGCTACAAATAGAGCCAAAGCAGAGGGAAATAAAAAGGGGGAGCAGTTTGTTTCTCAGCCTAAGAATATTAAAAAGAAGGTGGCAAAATACCGTAAGTAATTCACACTTATATTTGCTAAAATTTAATTTATGGAAGATCAACAAGTTGATAATACGGGAGTACAAGAGCAAGGAACGCCCAGCTTTTCTTTCGTAGATGAATCTGAAGTTATTGCTAGTCAACAAACTCAGAACGAAATTAAACAACCACAACAAGGGGTCGTTGAATCACAGCCCCAAGTTGAAGGGTCCTCAACGGAGGAAACTCAAACTGAATATGTAGAAAATTATTCTCAAGAAGATCTTGAGATCGCGGTCGTTAACTACCTGAGCGAAAGAACTGGTAGGGAGCTGACTAGCATCGATGATCTTTTTGTAGAGCAACAAGAGAGCGAGCTTGACGAAAGAATTTCAGCGATTGCTGAATTTGTTTCTGAAACTGGAAGATCTCCTCAAGACTGGTTTATATATCAGCAGCTTAATCCTTCCGAAATGGACGATATGACTGCTATCCAGGTTCAGATGTCATCTGAATACCCCAACCTGTCTCAAGATGAGGTGTCTATGCTAATGAATAGCAAGTACAAGCTCGATCCCGATCTGCACACAGAGGAGGAGGTGAAACTCTCGCAGTTGCAAATAAAAATTGACGCTCAAAACGCACGTAACGGAATTGAAGAACTTAGAAGTAGGTATTCAGCTCCAGAGGTGAGAGAGAGCGAAAATTTTGATTCTCCATTTGACGACCAGTGGTATAGCTCTATGAGGTATGAAACTGAAGCTCTTGACGGGGTTGAATTTGACCTTGGCAACGGGAACAACTTCATGTTTGGCCTCAACGATCAATACCGAAGGGAGTTGGTGGAGAAGAATACTCGCCTTGACGAGTTCTTTGATCCTTACGTCCAACAGGATGGGAGCTGGGACTACGACAAGCTGAATGTTCACAGAGCCGTAATTGACAACATGGAAGCTATTGTCCAATCTGTTTACAGGCAGGGCATGGCGGACGGTCAAAGAGGACTGGTGAATCAAGCAGCTAACGTACAAGCTCAGACCCCGAATCAAGGAGGACAGACTCAAGAAGACTCTATCGCCGCCCAACTAAGACAAGCATTAGGGCAGAGCGGAGGAGGATTCGGTTTTATCTAACAACAACAAAAAATAAGAAAACATGGCTTTTACTGGTAATGTATCTAATGTAGCAGACCCTAATCTGGGGGGTCTGAAAGCAACCCCAGAAAACTACGTGTCTCTTGGCACGCTGATTGACCCAACGAAACCTGACGTTCGGGACCTTTTCGTTCAAACCTACGGTGATCAAGGTATCACTGGCTTCTTGGAGCTTACGGGCGCTAAAAAGAACGCTGGTACTTCTGACGAGGTAGAGTGGTACGAGGAGGGTCGTCTTCACAAGACTGTCGCTTACTCTGCGCTTACGGCTGCGGCGGCAGACGCCAATGCAGAGGTAACCTGCGATAACACTAAAGTTCGGGTTAATGACGTCCTCCTCCTTGCCTCTGGTCAAAGAGTGGTTGTAACTGGAAAAATCAGCACAACAGGAGTTGAAGTAGTAGTGATGGACGGCAGCGCCCTCACCAACGCTTCTGGCACGGCTGCAATAATCGGTAACGTATATGGACAGGGTACTGAACAGCCCACGTCTTTTTATGACACTGGTATTGTAAGGCGCAGAAACCCCTACATCATCACCAAAGAGATGTACGAGGTTAATGGATCTCAAGCCACCAACATTGGCTGGTTGAATGTCAACGGTCAGTACATGTGGTACCTGAAGAACGAAATGGATACTCGCAAGAGGTTCATGAATCAGAGGGAGATGATGCTTCTGTACTCTCAGCTTAACACTAGCGCTGCCGACCCAGCACTTAATGATCTTGCAGGTATTGCGGCAGACACTACCGTTGCAAATGCGTCAGGCAAGGTTGGTTCTGAAGGTTACTTCCAGGCTGTTGAGAAGAGAGGTATCACGGCTACTGGTACGTTTGAGACGTACGGTGACATTGACTTGCTTATTCTTGAACTCGACAAAGAAGGAGCCCCTGGTGAGTACGCTATGTATGTGAATCGCCAGACCTCCTTGGATGTAGACGACATGCTTGCAACAGGATTGGGTGCAGGAGCGGACTTGAGCGGTGGCTTGGCTAGTCAGTTCGGTGCTTTCAACAACTCTCAGGATATGGCTGTAAGCCTTGGATTTAAGAGCTTTACCCGTGGTGGATACACGTTCCACAAGCACGACTGGAAGCTTCTTAATGATCCTACCTTGGGAGGTTTGAATGGTACCATCAAGGGTGCTATGTTGCCGATGACTCAAGTGGCTGATGCGAAGAGCGGAGTTAAGGCTCCTTCTTTGGAGATGAACTACAAGTCCGCTGGCAACTACTCACGCGAGATGGAGCACTGGATCGAAGGTGGCGGCGTTCTTGGTCACGTCACCAACGGTAAGGACACTGTAAAGTTCAACTACCGCTCTGAGTGCAACTTGGTCACTCGTGCTGCTAACCAGCACATCCTGCTCAAGTAATACAATATAGGTAACTGGGGGAGGGGAGTGTCCTCTCCCCCTTTTACTACTCGCAACATTTAATTTAATATCATGCAAAAAACAACTAATCGCCCCCCAGGGAGGCCTAAAGCAACTACCACACAGCGTAGTACACAGTCGTCAACAACGACTATAAAAAGAACGGAAAAAGAAGCGCCTGTAGAATACAAGGCCCTTCAATCGTCTGCGGTCATGATGCTTATGCAAAGCGGAATAACGGTATATGATAAAGACATCAATAAAGTAAGAGAGATTAGATATTGCGAAAGAGAGAATTCCATATATAGGGATGAGCAATCTGAGAACTCAATAAAAAGTCCTATTATATTCAGAGACGGTAGGATCTTTGTCCCTCCAGAAAAACCAAACCTAAGGGCCTACTTAGATGCTCATCCAGGAAATAAAGACAATGGAGGAAATATTTTTTCTTTAGTAGATAAAGAAAAAGAGCTTTCTATTGACATCGAAAGTGAATTTCTTGTCAATGATGCGATAACAATGCTAAGGTCAAAACCACTAGAAGACCTTTTGTCAGTAGCTCTTGGTTACTCAATAGATATAGATCGTCCTGTAGCAGAGATTAAGCACGACCTGCTTAGGAAAGCTAAGGCATCCCCTCAGCAGTTTATCGAGTCGTTTGACAACCCTGTTGTAGCCATGAAAGCAAAAGTAAGACAGGCTATATCCTATCAAGTCATCAAAGCCGACCATGACGCTATAAAGTGGTTTGACACCAATGCTCACATCATCTCTGTACCAGCAGGAAAGGACCCAGTAGATGTTTTTGTTAGGTATTGCCTAACTGAAAAAGCTTCAGACCTGGTTGATGAGATAGATAAGCAGCTTGCTTAAACGATCAAAACACCAACAGAAAGGCCGCCTTCGGGCGGCTTTTTCTTTTTGTATATTTGCTGTATGGCAAGCGTATCCGCTGTATACAACACTCTTAAAGACCTGGTTAACAAAGACCAGAACGGATTTGTTACGCCCACCGTATTTAACAACTTTGCACAGATAGCTCAGCTTAGGCTTTTCAATAGGCTTTTTGATGAAATAAAAGACGCAAAAAGAGTAAATAGGGCAGGATTTAATCCTGGTAGGGACAAGTCTAAGTTCAAGAGGATAGAAGAGGATCTCGCTATTTTCGCGAGAGTGTCAACGATATCAAAAACTGGGGGTGTTTTTGAAAAGCCAGAAGACCTGTCAAGGATAATATCAGCCACTACGGATGGAAGTGTTCTTTTGGGGGAGTCAACTAGGACATCTATAGAAATGTGCTATGACGAAGACAAAATTGAGCGCATTCTGCTTAGCGATATAAGCAGGCCAACGGCTGAGTTTCCTGTTGCTCTTGTTAGCCAGGATATAGAGGTGTTTCCTGAGGCTATAAACAGGATAAGACTTAGGTATTACAAGTACCCTCAGGGCATCACTGCAGCTGGAGAGCCAACCGCTGCTCTTCCAAACGTAGTTGTTTCTGCAAATGACACCCCTACAGCAGCGTCAATAGATTTTGAGCTTCCTGACCACTATCTGAATGATTTGGTCATAGAAATGGGTCAGCTGATTGGATTTAACCTCAGGGATCAGTTCGTGTCCTCGGCTAGTCAGGGAGAGCAAGCCGAGCGTAAACAAGAAAGCACTTACTGATGTCAAGAAATTACATACCCATAAGCCAAGTAGTTAATGACTTCGTTGTCACTCTTGACGGAGATGATTACGTAAGCTACGCATCCGACAATATTGTTAGGAGCTTTGCTTTAAGAGGAGTAAGAGAGATGGGCTTTGATATGCTCAAAGTTGTAAGGTCTTTGAAGCTACCTGTTTCAAACAACAACACTGTTACTCTTCCTGATGATTTTATAGACTGGACAAAGGTTGGAGTTGTAGGTGGTGATGGACTCGTATACGTTCTTGGAGAGAACAAAAACATAAACATGTCCCAGAAGTATTCTGAGTCTGGGGGTTATTACTACGACTCGGACGGCGATGGGCTTTATGACAGGGAAGATTCAAAATCTGCTACAGCGAGCGGAAGTCCTTCTGTTGATTCTAGCATATCTGAAGGTATGAACTCATACCTGTTTAGAAATTTTGTTTACGACAACAGCCACGGGACACTGTATGGATCTGGAGGAGGAAAGTACTTTGGTGAGTTTAGGGTCAACCTAGACCAAAACAGAATTGAAATTCAAAGCAACTCTAGTATTGGGGAGGTGGTAATTGAATACGTAGCTGACGAAGCTAGAGCAACCAATCCTAGAATACATATATACGCTGAGGAGGCTCTTCGTTCATACATATACTACAAGCTTATTGAGCGCAAGGCAGCTGTACCAGCCAACGAGAAGGCTAGGGCTAGGCAAGAGTACTATAACGAGAGGAGAAAGGCTAATGCTCGTATGAAGTCCTTCACGAAAGAAGAGTTGCTCAAAACCATTCGTAAGAACTCCAAGCAAGCACCTAAGCTCTAATGGCTATTGATAAAACAATCCCAAACAGACTCCAAGCGGACGCGGATCAGCGGCTAGTGCGCCCTGAAGTCGGGGAGATGATTGACGCCCAGAACGTTACGATGGCTGAAAGCGGAAGCAGTTCTTCTGGCGTCATTAAGAACGTCAGGGGTACGATCGCTGGTACGCCTCTTACTGCTGCAGACAGGATCGAAGACTCCAATGCAGTAACGGTTATCGGCAGCGTGTCTGATCCTCAGAGGGGATTCATATATTGGTTTGTTGCTGATAATAGCGCTTCTTCTGGAAATAATTATGCTGCTTCAGAACACGCTATATATCAGTACAATACGTCAGACGATACTTACAAAAGGGTAATAAAAGCTCCTCTTTTAAGATTTAGAGCTAACAGCTTTGTTAAAGCGGATGTAGTTAACTCAGCCTTTCAGCAAGATGGTGTAATTCAAAGCGCGTTATATTTTACTGACGGAATAAACCCGCCAAGAAAAATAAATGTAGATAGGCAATTAGCTTTAGACTATGGAACACCTGGATCAGACACTACTTTTAATCAGGCTTATGGAGCTATAAAGTCCGCTCCTAACAACATACCGTCTGTTGTTTTTGAGACAGATGCTTCTGTTTCTCAAAACAACTTTAACAAAAACATATTTCAGTTTGCTTATCAGTATGTGTATACTGACGGAGAAGAATCTGCCATATCTCCATACTCAGCTCCTGCCATCCCTAGGGGTTCTTTCTTTTCTAAAATGGACGAAGAAGGGTATGGTGTTTACAGAACAACAGACAACGTTGTTGTCATAAACCCGTCAATATCAACACTCCCAATAGATGTTGAGAGAATTAGATTTCTTGCTCGAAAGGGGAATAATGGGGCTTTTTTTATAGTAGACGATGTTACTCTAGGATCAGATGTTACAAGAGATATCTACGGAAGTCAAGTAGTTGTTTTTGATAATTCAAGTAGAAATTATAGGTTTTATAACGATAGCTACGGAGACTCTGTTTCGCAGGTTACTGTAAACAAGCTTTATGACAACATTCCTTTTACTGCTGTTGGTCAATCTATAACTGGCAACAGGGTTATGTACTCAAACTACGAAGAGGGAAGGCCTAATGTTAATCCCATAGTCACTATGGATGTTAACTATTCGGCGCTTCCGTCTTCAAGCAGGTCCAATAACTTTATATCGACTGGAGACGTAAACAATGTCATTCTTATAGATGGGGCGACCCCAGATCCAAATGTAAAAGTAGACTTATTGGGAGGGGGCTCTTTTGATTCTCTTGAAACAACACCTCCTGCTGATTTTCAAACAGTAGTACCAGCTGGAACTAGTATAGAGATAAAATTTAAGTTTGACGCTGGCAACTTTACAGCCACTGCCGCTTCTGGGGATTTAATATCAGCTGATTCAAGTGTAACAGCTGAAGACCTAGTTACTGGTCAGGGTGGTCAGTCTGCAGACACGCTCACTTCCACATCGTTAGCATTGGTTCACTCCTCATATCCTGGCGACCAAGATGATTTTGTATTGCAATATTCTGTATCAACAGACTCGCAGATAAATCAAGTCATATCTGGACTAAATGCAGCCTTATTTGGGATTGAAACAGTTCAAAAGTACTCTTTTAGTAACGAATCATTTTCTGGAAACTATTCTGGAAACTATAACGGAAGTGTTAACGTATACTGGAGATTTGATGATACAACAACTACAACAAGTACAATAATAATGAAGCCTAGAGTTTCCAGGATTGAAATGGAGACTCTAGAGCCAGTAGGTCAAATAACTGGTCCTGGAGGTGATGTAGTTCAAAGTGTTAGTTCTTCTGGCGCCTCTTGGAATAACGTATTAGACACTGGAGGCAATCTTCAAAGTGAGATATCTTATTCATCTATAGAAAACGCTACATACATATCTAATAAATTAGCTAAAGCTTTTGCTAAATTAATTGTACCTACTTTTAAATCTGGGAGCACTCATGATTTTGGTTTAGTATACTATGATGAGCATAACAGGTCTGGTAATGTAAATGAGCTTGGTAGCGTTTACGTTGAAGATGTTGGGTCTTCTGCTAGAACAAATAGAGGGCCTGCATCCGTTACAATAAACTTTGATGATTCTTTTAATCCTCCTTCATGGGCTAAAAGGTTTCAGATAGTTTACTCAGGAAGAAACTCAATAGGAGATTTTACTCAGTACACTGTAGGTGACGCATATAGGTTTAGAAAGAAAGACTCCAGTAATGGAAATTGGATTCCTGACCCTGATGACAAAAGGCTGGCTGTTTCTCTTATAACTTTAGACAAGTATAAGGATGAAAAAAATCCTACTAGGGATTATTCTTTTACTGAAGGAGACAAATTAAGGGTTATTAGAAGAAGAAGCGGAATTCAATCATCGTTTACTGACTCTTATCCTCTGGCTTCAGATTCGGAAACCGTTATCGAGTTTAACATTATTGGAGTCAAACAATACGACTCAAGCAATCAAGGGGAAATTGAAAATGTCTCAACCTCCCATAATGGAGAAGATCCGCATATTGGAACATTTCTTATAATAGAGTCGCCAGAAATAACCTCTCTAGTAGAAGGGGTGGACGGAAACACATTAAAGTACACTGGTTATGACTGGTTTGAGGTAACTGGTGAACAAAGAGAAAATGGAGACAGTAGTACTCCTACTAATTATTGGCCTGGGACAACAGTAGAAATGTACTCACCAAAGTCTCAGCCTGAACAAAAGGTATATTATGAAATAGGTCATGGTGCCGACGTGGGACCAAGAAAAGATCCAGCAATAAATGATCACGGAGACAGCATAGTAGTTACTAATGGCGACTGTTATTTTAGGCCAGTTTCTTGTAAGATGTCTTATGTTGACCCGCTGGAGCCTGGTGATTGGTTTTATCAGACTCTAGAAATAGAATCGGATGATATAAATGATGAATTTTCTTCGTCTATATGGGCGAAGGGTCGTGCTCATCTGCCGTTTGAAAACGCTGCAACGATCCGCAGATATAACGGAATTACATATAGCGACGCCTATGCCGAGGACGTAGCAAACCTTTCACTATCATCATTCAATCCTAGTCTCGCTAACTTCTTCAGCCTTGACTCAGCTAACGGGGCGTGTAACTATATCGGAACGTTTAGAGATGACTATCTACTTGCTTTTCAAGAGAATAGAGTTGCTAGGGTGCCAGTAAACAAAGATATCATTACCTCCCCAACAACGGATGGTATTGTTTCTATTAGTACTAACGTACTCAATACCCCAGCATACTATGCTGGAGACTTTGGATGCGGGAGTAACCCTGAGTCTGTTCTTATTCGCGACGGCAATGGGTTCTTTGTAGACACGTCAAGAAAGAAGCTTGTTAGGCTTACTTCAGAAGGACTGTCCCCGATTTCAGAAAACGGTGTAGACTCCCTGTTTAAGTCTAACCTCGATTCGTTCCTGGCTCAAGGGGGTTCTCGTATTGTAAGTGGATACGACCCAGAAGATGATCAATATTATGTAACCCTAAGACAGATTAACAACCCATCTTATGACCCTGAGGTTGAAGGAAGCGAAGAGTTCCTTTACGGAGGACTGACTCTGGGGTATAATGTAAGCGCTGGGGTGTGGCAGAGCAGGTATACGTTCTATCCAGACATGTATGCTGACCAGAATGGCACTATGTACTCCGCTACTTACGTAGACCCAGTTTTGTCGGACGATGCTGAGATATTCTTCTCTCACACAAACGAAACAGACTACAACACTTTCTACGGTACGTTTGGAGAATCGTTGGTTAAAGTGGTGAGCAACTACAATCCTAGCATGTCTAAGGTGTTTAACGCTATATCCTTAGAGGGTGCCCCGTCAGACGCAAGGTGGACAGCTACTTCAATCCTTACTGACACTGGAGCCTTAGGTAGCATTGACCAAACCGATTTTGTGTCCAAAGAAGGGAGCAGGTATGCCCCTATCAGAAGGGACTCTTCTGATAATAGTACAAAACATATTATTCCTATTGGGGAAGTTGCATCTGCAGACATCGGAAGCGGCCTCATCTCTTTTGTAAATAGAGTAAATACATTACCTCTTATGGCAGGCTCTGCGGTTATGGAGGTTGACGGCAGCGGAAACCTAACGGACATAGGAACTCCAATCGGCGGCAATAACACTCCTAGAACCCTGGCTTCTGTTGCTGGCACTAGAGAAATACAGCTAAACGCGGGTACCTCTGTGTCGCTTACTGGAAGTAATCTTGTTCTTGTAACGGATCAAGATCAAAACGGAGACCCAATCCGTGGACATTGGGCAGAAATAACACTAACTAATAACCAAGCTACACTTATCGAGCTATATTGTGTGAATACACATTTCGTTCAATCCAATCAGGATCACTCGTTAGGTCAGCAATAACTATATTTGTAACATGGACCCAATTACTTTGTCACTCATAGGATCTGTTGTAGGTCAGGGTATTTCCGCTTTTGGTCAGAGCAAGGGGCTCAAAGAACAAGAGGCTCGCTATCAAGAGCTTGGGGCTGAAGGGCAGGCTCAAGCAGACAAGCTTGCGAAAGAAAGAGAGGGTATGTACGGTATCGGACCCACGATGCGTAAGTACATGCAGTACGCTATGCAAGATCCTACTGCCGATCTTCAAAGGCAAGAAGCTCAGCGTCAGGCAGGTACAGCTGTAGGGGCTTTGAAGGCTGGTGGGGCTAGAGCGATCCTTGGCGGGCTTGGGGCACAGCAACAGCAGGCTGCCAGCACTATGGCTAACATAGGGGCTGCAGAGTACGGAAGGAAAACTGGGGCTATGGCTAGGGTTGGTCAGATGGAAGAGCAACTTAGGCAAGAGCAGAGAGGTGATATAGGCGCAGACCTTGCTATGGCTAGGGCTCAGGCTAGGTCTGGCATGGAAGGAGCTTTCCAAGCTGGACAGCAAAGGCGACAGCTTGGGTATGACTTTGCAGGAGGTCTTGTTGGTACGCTGGGTCAAGCTGCTGGAGCTGGACTGTTTGGTGGAGGCGCTGGAGGAGGTGCGGAAACATTTAACAGCCTTGACTTTGGAGGGGGCCTTGAGGGGCTTCAGCAGCTTTCTGGAACCCCAAATCAAACTGCTGAACTGGAGAGGCTTCAGGCGGCTCTTAGGGCGGCTGGAATAGATGCTGCTGGAGGTAAAGTAAAGAAGACCCCTGGGGAGTTTTCTCACAGGTCAAACCCTATTGACGTAATGCAAGACGGGTCTAAGATCGGGGAGCTTACTGGAGGTGAGTACGTGTTGAACCCAGAGCAAGCAGCCGCCATTGCACGGCAGAGTAAGTACGCCGCTCAGCTGTTTAAGAAGTTTGATAAGCAATCACGATGAGCACTTTATACGGAGCAGTAGACTTAGGGAAACCTGAAAGACAAGATTTTTTCGGGGAGACTAGGAAGCAGATAGAGAAGTACGTTACGCTTCAAGAAGCTGAGAAAGCAGCTGAAGAAGCGGCTATGCAATCTGCTGGAGAGGTCCCTCCTATGTCTTCTTCTGGTCTGTATCAAAGAGACTTCGATGCAGCCACGCAGATGGCTAACATATTGAAAGACAGTAAGAACGAAATGCTCAAGACTGAAGAGGGGAGAGTTCAGTATCAGACGGCGTTGGATCAGTTGGAGTTCTTTCTTAATGACAGAAAGAAGTACTACAAAACAACTCACCCAATATTAGTACAGAACACAAGACTTAAAAGGTCAGGTGTTAATCCTGATGAGTGGTCTTCACAAGGGCTGATGGACGGAAGGAGCCTGGATGATTACCTAGCAAAGACAGCAGAGCTAGATACAAACAGGTTCAGGGTAAGGCTTGAAAACGGGTCTTTTGTCATATCTGACCCTAACGGTGATCACGACATCAACGACCCCTCACTTGTGGACCTGTCTTTCTTTGATGAGTCCAATTATCTGACAGCCACAGACCCTGTTAGGCCTGAAGACTTTTATAACGTAAATAGGCCGAAAGACGACACTAAGGTGTTTGAGAACAGGCAACAGGCTGTAGATTGGGCCGCCAGCACTATTATGTCTGACCAAACGGGATTAAAGAAAAGGGACGCTGTTAGGTGGTTTGTAAGTAGTGAGGAAAATCAAAGTTCTGAAAAACCTCTTACTGTAGATGAGATAATGTCCTCTCCCAACGCTATTGAGCGGGCTGTTGACTCTTATGCCGATGCCTCTGTAAACGAGGGATGGAAGCCCTTTAAGAAAAAAAGCGAGGACAAAGTAAACAATGAAGAAGCCGAGAACTTTTCTTCTTTGACCAGCGGTATATCTACTGGAATGTCAGTTCCAACACTTGTTGATGGTAAAGAAGTCAGTGTACAAGCCACGTATGCTCCCCTTGGAGATGCTGGAATTTACGTTATGCTTGGTGACGGGGAAGAAGAGAGCAAGTACAAGATTGACGGCATATATCTAGACGATCAATTAAACCCCATATTGGCATTAACAAACTCAAAAGGGGTGGAGTATATACCCGTTAGATTTGACGACGAAATTTTCAAAGAAGTCAACTCAAAAATGGCGTCTAAGTACGGAAAAGACGCGCTCATCAAATTACTAGGGCAAATGGATTAATTAGTATCTTTGAGGTCAAGGTACTAATACATGAACGAGGACTTTAACAGCATAATCGCCCAATACAGAGAGGAGGGGCGTGACGACGATTATATAGCAAGAAAAATTTTCCTCAGCGGGGATTTTAGCGGTCAATTCGCTGACGCTCTAAATCTTGTGTCTTCGTTTAAAAAAAAAGAAGAGCCAGAAACTCAAGCCCCATCAGGTTCACCAGAACCAATCCAAGAGTTCGCCCCTATTACCTTGGCGTCTGTATCGGCAGGTACACCTTCGGGTTCTTCCTCTCAAGATCCTGAGCCAGTATCTGAACAGCTTGAGACTTATTCATCTCTTAGTGAGATAGGTGAGGAGTATCAAGAAAGATTCTTCAACGAAAAGACCGAAATCATACAAGGCCTTCTTTCTGAAGATGCTGAATTTGGTGCCAAAGTTAAAGAGATAAACGAATCGGATAAAACAGACCGAGAGAAAAGATACGCTATTGAACTTGAGTTTAAGGATAGGTACTCTAAAAAAGAAAGAGACCTTAGGGAGTCATATACCGAAGAGATAATAGGCAGGCTTCCAGAAGGAACGGACCTAACTCAAGCCGCCACAAAGCTATATAACGATTATGGCCTCGCTATTCCTCTTGACGGGGACAGACGATACAACGAAGGTGTTACGGGTATTGGCAGCGCTGTTACTGACATTGCAGTGGACTTGGGAGCTGCTTTTGCTAGTATTGGAAGTAGTTTGCTTTCACTTAGCACTATAGGATTTCAGGGTGTTGATATGGCTACCGCCATTAAGAACGCAGCGCAGAAGGAAATTGACGAGTTCAAGGCGGCTTCTACCACTCAGTATGATCAAACTTTTTTTGAAGCCCTTTCTAATGGTGATATAGGAGAGGTGATAACTAGGTCCTTTAGGACAGCTGCAGAGTCTGCCCCATATTTTATTCCTTATTTGGGCGCTACATCAAGGGTTGTTGGTGGTGTATCCGTTGGCATCATGGCTGGAACAGACTCATACATGAGATCTAGGTCTGAGGACTTGGATAGAATAAAAAAAGGCATCGACCCTGTTTACGACATGGACTCTGCCAGTGGAGAACTGGCTAGAATAGGAGGGGCCTCTATCGATGCTGTTCTTACTGGAGTTGCTGGCGGAGTTCAGGCTAAGATTGCTGGGAGGGTTCTTACAGAAGTGGCTAGAAACCCAGCCACTACCCAAACAGCAGTGCAGATGTTTAAAGGGTATATGAAAGAGCAGGGTGTTGATGTTGCCACTGAAGCCGTTGTTGAGGCCATTCAGGAGGCATCAAATATGGTTTATCAAGACATTGCATCAGGCCAAGACTACACAGGGGAGCAATACGCAGAAAGAATTGTAGAGTCTTTGCTCTTGGGCGGATTCTCTTCCGCTGCTATTGCGTCTCCTGGAGCTGCTTTTAGCGGGCTTAGAGCTGGAAGAGAGCTTGTTACAGGGCCTCAGGCTGCATCCAAATCAAGAGTGGAGAGGTCTGGGGTAGAAAAGGATATTGAAAGCCTTAACACGAGTCAAGATCTCTCTGGGTTTGTAGACAGCTACGAGTCTGATAGAAGATCTGACGCAGCGGAAAGAGAGTCGTTTTACACTATGATGGCAGTGCGGCACCCTGCCGATATGAATAGAATCAAGCAGCTCGATCTTTCTTTAGAACAAGCTGTAATAGAATATAGGAAGGCTCAGGCAGATGGAGCAGATTTAGGGCCTGCAAAAACTAAGATTGAAAGCATAGTAAAGCAAAGGCAATCTATTGTCGAAAGTTACTCTAATGAGAACACCAATCTCTCTTCTCAGGAGTCGAGATTGATAGAAGATTCCAAGATTGCTAACAAGCTTGAAGGGCTTTCTGATGATGTGAGCGTGTTGTCTGAATCCGTGTCCGTACAGGAAGAGTATTTTGGGACGGAAGGGTTTGATCAGGGCGCATACACAGATGCTATTCAGAACAGAGACGCGGCTATTGAAAAGAGGAAAGAAGCTCTCAGGCTTCTTGGTGAGCTGGCTAAAGCCAGAAAAGAAACGGCTGAAGCGTCTAGAGGGGCAGCTACAGAAGCGGCTGATGCTTCTGCGTTAGAAGAAGCTGTAACAGCTGCAACAAAAGAATATGAAGCTGAACAAGCTCTAAGACTTCATCTCGGAATGGACATCAGTCCAATGGGCGAGATAGAAGCAAAACCAGAGCAGACCCAACAATACAACGCATCAAGCCAGCTTGAAGCCCACAAGAGTAATGGAGGTAGCACTTTCTCACTTGACGGTAGGGACCTGATTGGGCAACCTAAAGCTAGTGTAAGTATTTTCCCAGAAAGATCAAAAATCGTAGAAGGTAGAGAGATTACAGAGCAAGATGTAATTGATTACCTGGAGGAAAATAAAGACATTCTTGAAGGCAATGAGGATGTTTTAGCTGTTGGCACTTGGTTTGACGAGGGGTCTGGAAATACATACATAGACATTTCTGCGGTCCTTGATAAGGACATAGCTGTAAATCTAGGAAAGCAGTACAATCAAAAGGCCGTATTTGACTTGGAGGCTATCGAAGAGATTGATACTGGAGGAAGTGGAGAAACTGAGGTTGGACTAAAACCAGAGGCTGAAAGGATTGTAGACATACGAAAGTTTATGGCTCCTGAAGAGGCGGTTGTAGAAGAGCCCAAAACAGAAGAGGTGACGCCTGAGCCAGAGCCGTCTGATATAAGGGGAATTGAAGGTAAGTTTACCGAATACACTCCAAAGAAGGATGGCAGTATCGGAGTCATTGCAAAGGGACCGCTGCTGGCTAAGTACGCTAGATTTATCAATAACAAATTAGCTTCTACGTTTAACGAAAATTTCGGAGACAAGTACAAGTTTGTTGTACATGATACTGCAGAATCTGGAGACAAGGCAGACAGGGTAGGACAGACTCAAAAACTAGGTCATGCGGTCATAAATCCTGACGGCTCTGTTGAGGTGCACATAAATCCATCTAGGTTCGCAGAGGCGAAGGCTGCTGGTAAAGATCCGCTTGCTGTACTTGTTGAGGAGGTATTCCATGTTACCTTGTCCCCGTCTTTGGCAAAGCTATACAGATCCAACAGGCCAGCCCTCGACAAGCTTCTTAGCGACATGGAGGGGATTGCAAGAAGTACTGGAAACAAGGATCTAATAAATAGAGTAGAGGCAAAAAAGTCGGCTTACGAAAAGGCAGGGGCAAAGGAGGATGCGGTAATTGACGAAGCTCTTGCTGAGTACGTTGCTGAAATGCTCAACTACGAGTATAGTCCAACCCTTATGGATCGTATTCGAGTAATGCTCAACAAGATTCTAAAGGCTTCGGTAGGTAAAGACACCTTTACAATTACTAGCCTAGACAGCGCAGAAAAAATAGTTTCTGCGTTTAGTGCTATGGTAAGGGACGGAAGTGCTGTTAAGGTAGCAGAAAGTGTGGTAGACAACACAACAGAGAGGTCAGCGATATCACCGTCTAAACTTCCTGAGGACCAGTCGTTTAGGGTTACATGGTGGCAGCCAAGAGTGTTTAGGTCTGGTGCGGAAGCTGGGCTTACTGGCGAGTCCACTTTAAAAAGTCAAACTTTTAATGGAAAGTGGCACTTCATAAACTGGTGGAAGCACGCTACAAAAATGGGTCAGCTCAACTTCACTGGTTTTCAGGCTGTCATTGATGGGAAGGAAGTAGATATTGATGCCAACATTATGAGACGCTGGAAGATGAAACCTCCAGTCGACCGTGCGGCAATAGAAAGAGAACAAGCAAAGGAAAAAAGAAGGACGATACCTAAAATAATTTCTTTTGTAAATAAAAACAGGATTAATCAAGAAAAAAGTCAGGGCGTTCCTTACTACCTAAATCAACAAAACGTAGGTTTTGACTACAGGATCGTGATTGATAAGTTTAGGGATTTTGCTACCGACGAGCAGGTCGAGCAAATAAATGAAATTTTATCGGAGGCTAACGAAAACAGACCGTTCAATCATACTAAAGAATACAATCAGATACTTCAAGAGGTCGCTACCTATGAGGACGTGTCTAGACTTGTTGAAGAGATGGAACTGGAGTACGAGGATCAATCTGGTGTAGACCCCATTGAAAGATCTGCCGTAATATCATTCTACAAGTTTTCAGAAAGCGAATCCGCGAGGGATGATTTTGAACTCAAAACTGATCAAAAGAGAAAAGCCCTTTGTGATGTAGGAAGCAAGACGTGCTCAACCAACGACAAGGTGAGCCTGTTGCAGTACGAGTCTTATATGGTGAAGCAGCAGATTGGAGATTCGCCATCGATGAAGGAGAGCGTAAGGTATGCAGCTCAAGCCTTAGATGTGGCAAAAAACCACCTTATGCTGGAGGGTTTTGACATAAAGAATGTCATAAAAAACTACAACGATGGGAAGGAGGTCTTGTATGGCAGGCTTGATTCTGATCCAGATATTAAAATCGACCCCAGGGATTTTGATGGAGTGTATGACTTGATACTATCATACACTTCTAACGGGTCTCAACTCGACCCTAATATTACACTTGCTAATCAGTTGTTTTCTGCTGGACTTCTTAGGATGCAAAGCGGGTCTTCAGAGTTTATTTCTAGAGACCGTATAGAATCTATAGCCAAAAAGGAGTCTGATGGAACTCTTGAGTCTGTCAACGGTCAGAGGGCGGGTGCTATGGCAGGGCATCTTTCTGACATAAACGATGTCGTAAAGCAATACCTAAAAGACGGGAAGTTTGATAAGAACAGATTCTTCAATGAGATGAAGAAGAGAGATAAAAACGGAGTTCCTCTTCTTGCAAAAACTATTGGAGAAAACACAGAAAAGCTTGCTGACTTGACTCTAGGTAATATGGGGGACCCTGATGCGATTCCGATGGATAGCAATTTCAAGGATCAGTACAACATATACAGAGGCAAATTCAGTCTTACTGACTTTTCAGAGGGTCTTGTCATACCTACTGATGTTCGCATAAGAGTAGTTGAGGCGATGAAGAATGCGGGCAGGGATGTCAACATAGGCATGTCTGACCCAGAAATATTTGACGACATCAGATCCATGAAGTCTAGCGGAGATGATGCTCTAATATCAAAAGGGAAAAGGTTCTACGCGGAGCTTACTGGAAACAACTTGTCTGCTCTTAGAGATTTTACTGCGTCTGATAAAAGGCAGTCTCGCGGATTCGTTTCTGCCGTAGCAAAAGAAATGAATTTAACCCCGTTCCAAGTACAGCAGATGATGTACATGGATGGGATTTACACTTGGAATTTATACAGAGGCAAAAGATTTGTGAGCGATTACAAGTCCGCTCAAGAAAGAAACCTGCAGGAAGATCTTTCCAGCATGGCGATTGACAGGTCTTCCATATTCAACCCTGGGGATCAACTCGATATGTTCTCTCAAGAGGTCCCAAAGGAAGCTAAGCGGTTCCAGACACCTGGTCGCAGGATTGTAACTGAGTCAGCTCCTAAAATCATCGAGGCTACTGAAAACGAATTATACAGGGAAAGGAGTGTCGATCAGGGATCTAAGGTTAGGGTCAGAGGAGCTGAAGTGGTCTTGACTCAAAAAGCCGTAGATGAAGCTTTAAATACTGATGCTACTTCAAGAAGAATTATAGGTAAGGGGGTTCAAATATCTGAAGGTCAAAAAGTTGGGGTTAGGCTAAACCTTAATGTAATGAAAAACACTGGGGTTCCAGTGCAGACTATGCACGACAAAACAGCCTCTGGTGAAGCGCTGAAATATGCCCCCGCTGTAACTGTAAAAAACGCCACCCTGTTTGTAAATCAAAACGCAAGAAACAAGATCGTTACATTCCAGGAAAACAAGTTCCCGATGGCGAGTGTAAACGGGGAATTTGTAGATGCTGGTACTGAGCTTGATTACAGTGGAGTAAGGGCTGTATTTAACCCCTTCCGTCATAACGTGTTTGTAGACATGGCTGGACGCCCGATCAAGTCCGCTGAAGAGGCTACGATTGTAGGCGGAAATGTATACCTAAGGGGTAAAATTGAGTACTACGATATGTCCGATCCCGTGTTGGCATCTGGAAGAACCGAAACAGAACAACAGAGAAATAAGAGAATTAAGAGGGGAGATAAATACGATAAGGCAATAAATAGGTTTATCGGGTACTCTAAGTCTCAGGGCATTGAGTTTGGAAGTAGGCAAGAGGCGGAGGCTGCATATGACAACATGTCTATCCCATCTGAGGTAGCTATTGATGAATCTGAAGTGGCTAATAACATGGGGGAAGCCATGGAGAGAGCCTCTATTGCAAGCTTCACCAAGAAGGGATTGCGCATGCGGCAGACTGCAGCTAAGGCGGCTAGAAAGTACACGGAGGCTAGAGCAGACATCATTAACAACCCTAGCAACTACATTGCCCCGCAGAACCTGCAAGAAATAAAAAACAGACTCCAAGACCTCACAGACCAGGAGTTGATAGATACGATGACCGACGATGCCATCGGTCGCCTATCTCAAAGGAATGACGATATGGGGGTTCTGGCTGGATCTGAGCTTATCAGAAGAGCTATTGCTCGTGGAGAAGTAGATAGGGTCCCAGCAATCATAGCTGAACTCGCCGCTATGGGTACTACGGCAGGTAGAATATTGCGTCACTTTAGAGAGCTAAAGTCTTCAACTCCAGCAGGTTTGGAGGCTACAATTAATTCATCTGTTGAAGCTTCTGGAAATAAACTATCTGATGCTCAGAAGAGTGAGCTAAAACAACTTACTCTTGACCTGTTTCAACAACAGTCCGTGGTGGAAGATCTTATGAGAAGAGCGGTAGGAGGAGAGGAAGTTGATGCAGAGCTAGAGTCGTCCATCAAAAAATTGAAAACCCTTGAAAGGCAGTTAGACACGTTTGCGAATAAAAACATTGAGAAAGGGTGGGGCGACCTTTTTGGTCAGCTTGTTCAAGGGAACCTCCTAACCACAATGTCTCAGGTCCTAAACGTAGGCGCAAACATGGTGAATGCGGTAGGAAACGTAGCTGTGTCTACAATATCCCTACCCATTGAAGCGGCCTACGTAAAGGTTGGAAACATCATGGGCAAGGACTTGGAAATGCGCAGGAGGCCTAGCTTGATGGCATATATGTACGCCGTCAGAAAATTTGGTGAGGGATTTGTTGAGTCTTCAGACACTTTCGTAACGGGTCAAGATAGAGACATATCTGAGTGGAGAGTAAACAGAGGTCTGGCTCCGTTTAGATCTCTTATGGCTGCTATAAACAAGGACCTTCCAATGGGTCCAGATGGTAAGTTCAGCACCTCTCAGAGAGCTAAGCTGTTTGTTCAGGGGACGCTAGGAATCCCCGCTGAAACCATGTTTAGGATGTTGTCTTTTGGTGATATTCCGTTCAGGCGTTACGCAGAGGGGTTGTATCTGTACCAAACTGGACTTAATATGGGCCTAGAGGGAGAGGCGCTGGCTCGGTTCCTGAAATATCCAACAAGAGAGCAGCTCGCCAAAGCTCAGACTGAGGGGAGAAAGCTTACCTTCCAGGAAGAAACCGTAGCAAGTAGAACTACAAATCAAGTGATATCTACGCTTACGGACGCTACAGCCAAGGCCCTTGATGCCATCCCATTCGTTAATGGAACTGCATTTGCGAAGGGGTTGTTTAGGGCTATGGTTCCGTTTAGATCTACACCAGCAAACATTCTGTATGAGACATTTACTTGGGTGAATCCATATGTCGGCATCATAAGGATGGCAAACAACATCAGTGACGGCAATACAGAGGAGGCATCAAAGACGCTATCCAAGATGATGTTAGGGGCGGTAACTATGGAGGCGGCTATGCTCATGATTAAAGAAGGAATTATTTCTGGAGCAATACAGTGGGATGAGGATGAAGAAAGGAACATAGCTTACGACGTGTTCCCCCCAAGTAGCATTAATGTATCTGCTCTGAAAAGACTAATTTCAGGAGAGAGCCCAGAAAAAAAGAAAGACGACAGGTTCGTGAAGTATGATAAGCTCGGCATGATCGGAGCAGTACTGGCTACAGCTGTTCAGTCTGTCGACATGAGCGACGTGTCGGACATTAAGGAGGAGGAGTATGACGGGCCGATTGACTTCTTTACTGACGCGATTACAGGGTTCTTCGGTCTAAACTCGTTTTCGGCTATATCCATGATGATGGAACAAAGCTTTGTACAGGGCCTGAATGGATTCTTGAAAGTACTTACTGGAGATGACGTAGAGAGAAACGCAGAGAATCTAGTAAACTCACTGTTCCAGGCTGGAAGTGCGGCGGTCCTCCCGAACCAAATGAGTGCCTTCTACAGGGCTGAGAGAGAATTTTTGCCCGACACAAGAACGACTAAGGATATGGACGCTATGGAGCGCATACTAAAAAAGTTTGAGTATACCATAAAAGACAGAACTTTCGGACTGGCTGACCATCCTGTTAGATACAACTGGAAAGGCGAGCCGATCACACAAACGCCAAGGGGTGCTAATTCGATTGCATATCAACTTTTCGACATCTCCAAGTCGAGACAGGGTACAGCGGACCCACTCTCAAATGAGATTTGGAGGCTGTACGAACAGACTGAGGACCTCACCGAACTGTGTGGCACCCCGTCTTACGCCGCCAAGAGGTCGCTATCTGTGCCTGACGTGAAGAGTAAGAAAGAGTTGAAAGCAGCTAGGATGCTCGGCAAGGAGTACAGCTGGATGAACGACGAAGAGTTCATGAAGGGAAGGGTGTACCTAAACGTAGAGCAGATAAACAGGCTTATGATGGTTGCTGGTCAGGCCAGATACAAAGATGCTATAGAGGTAATTAAAGGGGCTAAGTATCAGAACGCTACAGACGAGAAGAAGATAGAGATGTTGAACGAAGTAGCTGAAAAGTATGCTAGTTCAAAAGAATACGACGGAAGCAGGTTCATGCCGCACACCGTAGCTCTATTCGATATACTCCAAGAAATCTACGACAGTGAGCGATAAGAAATTTAAAGACACTAAGGTCGGAAAATGGGTTAATGAAAAGCTACCTGAAGTGGCGGGCAACTTTGCTGATGTGATACCAGACAAAGGGGTATTGGGTATTGTAAAGCGTATAGTAGACGGTAGCCCAGAGCTTACTGCTCAGGATAAGCTAGAGTTCGATCGTCTAGCGGCAGAACAAGAGATTTCCGCTCAGGAGCAAGTGACAAGAAGGTGGGAGGCTGACGCTAAGGGAGATGTCAAACTGGCTAAGTATATACGCCCAGTGACACTTATCGCCCTCACTTTGTTCTTCATGGTTGTCATGGTGTGGGATGGACTGGATCAAGCGTTTATGCCTCCAGACAACTACATCAACCTACTGGAGCTCCTTATGCTTACTGTGTTCGGTGCGTACTTTGCTGGTAGGACAATCGAAAAAGTCAGAAAGTAAGAGAGGCCCCGAAGGGCCCCTCTAAGGTTAGCGAAATTACCCCGCACTAGGTCGGTGTAACAGTGCTAAGATAATACAACTGGCTGATCCAGCACTCACTTATCGGACGGGACATGCTCCAGTATCACAGTTGTCGATCTCCACTTCATCCAGCGAGATGCTGTCGATGATTGTGATCGGGGTTACAGAAGCTTTCATCTCCTCGTACTTCTCTTTCGTAATCTCTTCCAGCGGAGCCTGATCGAAACCATGGTCGCTGTGGAGTAGAAAAGAAACAGACTTCACATTGATGTAGTTCTCACGAAGCCACTCCTTGATTTCATCAAGTTCCTCCTTTCTGTAGTATATCGTCACAGATACAGAGTTGTCTGACCACTCGCTCTGAAGTCGCTTGATAACGTCTAGCTGATCGCAGGCGGTCATATCAGAAGCAAACTTCGTACCCTCTGGGAAAGAGCAAGGGAAGCTAACAACCACCGTACTGTGGTCTTCACTACCGTCGAAGTTTCGGACATACTCTACGCCATACCCGTTGCCTCTAGCAACTCGTGCCAGCTCGCTATTTGCCGCCATTCGGATTCTCCTAATGTAATATTGGGAATATCCAGGGTGTGCGCCAGGTGTAACGCCAGCAAGAAGTGACAACGTTCCAGAGGGTTTGACTGTAGTAAGCTTAATGGAATTAGGAAACCCATGTTGTTTAGAATATTCTTTGTCGTACTCACGAAGGTAATAGTAAGCCTTGCTCAACCAAGACTTTTGTTCTTCGGAAGCCTGAAGGTATCCAGTAACTCCAATACCCATGCGCATATTCCTGTGTACGATATCTTCAGTTTCTTTTACTGCACACGGGATTGCAAGACTATGCTTGTTCACCCTGTACAGGTATCGAAGAACATTGGTGAGCTCATCGTAAGAATCAATGTTAGGAAGATATACCTCAGCAAGACAGCAAGTCTCGAAGTTCTCAAGGCTCTGTTCAGCGCACGGATTGTACCCTTGTACGTTTGGATCTGGGTATTCGTACTCACCTGTCCTTCCCCACTTCCGTGAAGTCTCAAGATTAATCAGACCGTAGGGCTCTCCGTTTCCGTTATACCCCTCCCAGAACTCCTCAGGAAGCTTGGAGATGTCGTTGCATACAACTGAGTTGTTAGACATAGCCCTCCAGTTCGGGATGTTACCAAGGTCCCATCGCTTAGCGCGAAGGAAGTCGATATCATCAAAGTCTCCCAAAGCGATCTGAGCAGACCTCCTGACGTTTCCAGCCACCACAATCTTACCGATGATATTCATGATGTCGAGGCAATCCACACTAGACAGTCGCCGCCCAGACTTTGCGTTCAGGATTTTGTTAATCTCAAGCATACCCCACACCAAGTCTTCACTTCCACTGGCAGTACCACCAAATCCTTTGATCTTCGCTCCTTTAGGACGAATAAGATGAGTGGCGAAAGTAAAGTCTTCACAGGCACCATCCTGCCAGAAGTGAGACTCAAGGACGCGCTCAAGGAGCTGAACCCACCCCTCTCGTGAATCAGGAACAATGAAGTCGGCGTCATTTACGTCCTTCCTTTCAATGTTCACTTTTGTGGAGCCGACCTTCGGGAGTTGGTATACATTCTCCCTTTGGATGTTGAATCCGACACCGCTACCGAGCATGAGCATTTCAAATGCCCAAGTGAACGGTCGGACTGGATCATCAACAACCACAAACGCACAGTTTTGGAGGGACGGCAACCCCAGACGATCTACGGTTTTGGTTCCGAGTTGCCAAAGAAACCTGCCAGCAACTGTGCCTTTGAGGTCAAGCATAATATTTCTAAGCTCTTCTTTTTCGTGGTCCTTGAAGTCACAACCAAGCTGGTAGTTGCAAGCTTCCACCACACGGTTTACCGTGTCAGGCCACTCTTCTGTTTTGCCGTTTGTGGTAGGTCTTGCATACGTTCGCTTGAACGTGGGGTATCCCACCTCACCCCATGGAGTAAGTTTTTCTGTGCTCATATTTTTTTTCGGAAAGGCCTACAAGATACTCAGTAATCGTCAAAATATTGCCATACTCGATACGACTTTAACTCTCTGAGATCCCGTAGGATAAGTTTAGTTATAAGGTCTTGCCTGTCTTTTCGTCGATACAGTTTCCTGTATGCATCTCGTTTATGCGTGACGTGTTCAAGCTCAACATTCTGATCGACCCACTCTTTTAGTTCAAGCCTGTCGACGACTGAAAATCCACGTTCCTCTGGCATGTCAAATGCTATTATCTTAGCACTACCATGCAACCAGCCTGGATTTCCCCCTACGTTCATCAACTCGACCCATATCTCGTCGGGCAAGTTGTTTCCTTTCACGTCTACCCCCCACTTACCCTTTTCATTGAAGGCAAGCCAGTAGTCTACGTGTTCTCTCATATCCTCTTCACGGGAGGACTTTGTTACGTTAAGACCTAACTCCTCTGCCGCTCTCACGAATCTAACCTCAGCTACTCTTCCCGTCGAGCCTGAATAGGCCCTCCGACTCTGACTCAGCATGAGCTTCGTAAAATTGGTTAGATGCTTCGCGGACTAGATCAAGCTCGAAATTAATCTGTTGCCTCAATTTCTGAGTCAGTTCGATCACGTATCCTGGGTGACGCTTCGGGTCTCCCTCCCTATTAAATAGGTCCTCGTAGAATTTCGCTATCAGGCGATGCATCCTCTCGGTTGCCACCCCGTAGCTTCTGCCCACGTCCTCCTTTGTTATCTGGTTCATTGTTTTTTATAATACTTACAGCGTGCTCTATCTGCTGTCTATTTTTACAAATAAACAACATAGGTAGCGGTTTTCCAAGCTCAGTTAAGTATTTCATAAACAGCTTCCAGCGCATAGGGAAGTCGTGGTGAGAGTGAAGGAAGCCCTTCGTCTCTATTATCCAGCTCTCGTCTTTGGCAACAAAGTCGGGCTTGTAGCGTATGGGGAGCGCAATGCTATTACTGCGATCGGACATCTCCTTGTTCTTGGAGGTCATTTTCCAATAGACTCCTTCGTATCGGAACTTGTCCATTAGTAGATACTCTCGATCTTCATAGTCAAAACGTATCCCCGATTCAGCTAACAGGTCAGCACACGTTTTTTCTAATCCGCTCTTGTATCTTCCCAACTCCCTTTTCTTGGCAGTCTTCCTTTTAGAAGTCTGTCCTCTCTTTCGCTTCACATGGGGAAGTTACAGCTTAAATCGACATGAAGTCTTTATTTGGGGACATCTTAAAATCTTTGTAGTTTTTGAACTCATTTCCAATAGGTTGGAACAGCTTTTCCTGTGTGTAATTCGACCTGAAGGATGTCATTGACGTGTCCATGGTGAACGTTAAAGGCTCATCAATCGACGTTGGCATGCCTCCAGTCTCGACATCTCGAACCTTCCGAACATGGAGTTCAGTTGTTTTCTTGACGTTGTTGTCTGGTGCTTGAACCTTCCTATGGATCGTAAGGAAGCAATCTGCTCGGTTAACAAACTTGCCTCCTCCTTCGGTGTCTTCAGCATACGGAGCTACAGGAAGTCCATCTTCACCCTTGCGCCTCTGAGCCTCAGTAACAGCGTGCATGTTCAACCACACTGCCACATCATTTGCGTTTGAGAACGTAAGGAATTCAGAAGCGGCTTGATAATGGTAGTCATGACTGTTGCCTTGTCCAGAGAGCTCCAGCTTAAGGCTGTTGTAGGGGTCAACCAGAACAGCATCGAACTCCTGTTGTCTGTAAATCTTCTCAAGGAAGATAAGTATGTCGCTGTAGCTGTATACCTGATTGTTGCTGATTACGGTAAAGTGCTCATTAACCCAGGTGTACGCAATCTTACGCTGGTCGTAGGTCATATCCCCGATCTTCCTGTTAGTGGCGAATTGCATAAGCGTCATCTTCAATGAGGCTGTACGATTCTCAGAGGAGTACACCACCCACTTCCAGTTGTGCCTGCGTGCGGCGTTCACCATCATGTAAAGCATCATGGTTGTCTTACCTACATTACTGTGACCGTTGATGATGACAAACTCTTTCTTGTATCGGAAGTGTTCATCGAGCTTCTTGTCTCCAGTATCCAACCCCACCTTAATGCGACCGTTGGCGTAGTCGTCAATCCACCTAAAGTCTTCGTCGTCAGAAGAGATGAAGGACATATCCCCATCATTAATGAGAAGCTCTCGCTGGGCATCTTGCTCGGCACCAATCGTGTCTTTAATGGGGTCGTTCTTGCCTTTCTCCAATCCTTCTCGGATGGTCTTCATGGCGTGCTCCTCGCTGTCAATATCACGCTTAGTGATTTCCCTCATGAGGATCCTGACGGCTTCATCTTCCTCGATCCTTCCAGCGCCCACGAAGCCTCCTAGGAGCCTAGCGGCGCGGAGGAGCGTGTTGTGCTTGTCTCCGTCCTCACACTGCCTAATCATGCGGCATGCAAGGTTGAGCTTCATGTAGTCGGTTACGGCACCCTTACGCGCTTCCTGAACCTGCTCGCTACGCTCAGACGCGAATGCCCCGAACTTCTTAGCTCCAGGATTTAGGATAAGGTCAGGGTCGTATGACTCAAAGCATGCACGAGACTCGTTTACTCCAGACTCATCTACCTCAAGGTCATATTGCTTGTGAAAGTATGTCTTCAGAGCGCGGAAGTGGTCGCGGTGGCGCTCAGGATTGGTTACACGAACCAGCGCCTTGAGCCCGTCACCCGATGGAGAAACCCAACAAGAGTATACGTAGCCGTCAGTAGCCAGTACCGCTTTTGATTTCTCAACGTCGATATGATCGAAGTCCAGAACAATAAGTCCGCTGTGGTCAAACAGGCCCTCATCACTGCGGTCTGAGAACTCACCGCTAAAGCAGACAATGGGGAGTTGCTTTTTAGCTTCTTTGTCACCATTGCGAACAGCTTCAATCGTGGTTTTCGACTGGCCCTCCCTGATACGCTCCAGAGCCGTGTAAATTTCTACGTGGTGAGGACTGTTCTTGTCGTACAGGTTCTTGAAGAACGTTACTTTCATCGGTATATTGATCTTTAATTATGTACTGGAGGTATTCGATTGCTTTCAGGATGTCCTCCTTTCCACCCTTCTGTCTGTGTCTGCATACATACTTGATTACGTTGGCCTCAAGAAACGGTATGTCGTTAGCTACAATGAACTCCACTGGTGGAATTCTCATATCGTAATGCTTAGGTTTCATATTGCGTTGCTGTTTACGTATCCTACTATCTTTTTGGACCTAACTTTCTTTACAATCACTCTTCTTTCTCCTTTGTGAGACTTCTTGAAGTGGTCGTTCCTTAGTCTGTCCATTGTTGTTTTACAGTGCGCCATGATGTCTGCTGGGTTGTCGTATCGCGATACTGCCCAGGCCTCAAGGTTCTGTATCCTGTTACCTTTCTTAATCGCTATGTCAAGCGTTAGGGAGTATATCGGGGGCCTTGAGGTTTGCATTCCATTTGCGCTTTAGCTTTTTTGATATCCATGTCATATCTACCCTTAAGCCCCTTTTCTCCCAAGTGTCTGCTCTCGTAAGAACTACGCAGTTGTCACCTTCTTTATTGGGGATGAACAAGAGTAAAAAGTCTGTCTCAAAATACGGTACGGACACAGAAAAATCACTATCATAATTCTCTGCGTGGACCGTAAACGTCATTTCTCTCGATCCTTTACGTCCAGAGAAAGTTTGGGGGCTGAGAAACTTCAAGTCCCTCAACCCCCATTCTATCGCGGCGAACGCCCCAAACCCTTTAGAAAGGAAGGTCATCCTGCACCACTTGTTGGCTGGCGGATTTAGACTCGCGCTTCTCCTTAGCGGCTTCGCTGTTTGGATTGAAAACGCGGGCGCAAGCCTTGCCGTTTTTGCTCATAAAGAGCGTTACGTATACGTTTCCACCGCGTCCTTGTTCGTCGCGGCGTGTAACGTACTGGTCGAGCATGTCTTTCAGCTCATTGTCTTTGAGACGAACAGACCAGCTCATCAGCTCGTTGTTGTCATTGTACTTGGGTTCGTCAGCCCAGCCGACGAGAACGGAGTCATACTTAGTTTCACTCATGGTTTGTAAATTAAAATATTAGATTAATGATTAAAGATATAAGAGATATTGATGCTGTATAGATTATTAGAAGGGCAGATCCGCACATTATGTATGATGTTTTCTCAGATTTTAAGCCTGAGGTAATCCTTTTGAGGTAATTCGTCATTTGAAAGAAATTTCTCGATTCTGTTAACTGCGTCATTGAATTTCATCTCACCAGCGAATAGAGTTTCTTCTGAGCACTCTACGATTGCTGGAAGGTAAGGATACGTCTTCTCTTGAACGAGCCAGTAGAACTCATCCACACCGAAGATTTTCGTGTATATGTACGCCTGGATGTCGTAGCTAAAGTCTCGGACGCTGTACCTGAACTTAGATATGGATTTGGTGGACTTGGAGTCTACTATGTATCCGTCACCGAGGCAGTCGAGGAATCCCTTGACCTTTACGGGTCCAAGCATCTCATTGAACTCAACTTGGTAGTTACTGCTCGACAGGTACTGGTCGGCAAGACCACAAGCTTCGAGCCTGTCAATCATATCGTTTGCCATCTTCCAGTCGTCAGGAGACACGATCTTCTTGCCTTCAGCCTCAGACTGCTCCGTCATCTCTGCTTTGATTTTCTTAAACTCAGCAGACATACTTGGGCGCTTCATCTTCTTTACTTCGTCAGAACACCATTCCAGTACCGTGTCGTCAGACATGATGGTGTAAGATTGCATTGCTTTCTGGCGCTCAAACAGAAGCATATCGTAGAGCGTACCGAAGTCAAGTGCTGGTGACTCGAACTTTAGCTCTTGCTTCATGTACATGTCGAACTTTGCCATGTCGTCGAGTGCGACCTTTAGGGAGGAGTACGACAAGTGTGACTTGCCATACTTCATCTCCAGTGCTTCAGGGATATCAATCATTTGCTTTTCATTATGTATTTAGGCTCCTTGTTGTTGCGGATAAGGAACATGTCTATTGCTTTAAGCGCTTCTTTTTCTGTCTCAAACTCACCCCTCATCACTTTATCTCCGATTATCTTTTTCACCGAGTAAAACTCAAAGGTGACAAGTTCTGGAGCGTCAACAACGCCGCTGTATTTCCAACAGCAAGGGACAATCCTCTCTTTCTTAATGCCTCCTCTGTATATGGTTTTACGAGGTTTAAGGTCAGTGTAAGAGTGGTCTGGCATGGGAATAGTAATCTTACTGATGCTACTCCCACGCCATTGACCGTTAAATTTAATGTCCTTCAGTTTAACCTTCATCGTACAAACTTCTTGAGACCAGCTTTCTGCTTGTCGGTCAGCTCACCTCCATACTTAGAGATGATACTATCGAAAGCTTTCTGCTTGTCTGTCGCCCCCTTCACGTAGTTCACGGCTTTATCCATGATCGAAACCTCTTCAGTTTTAGGTTGACGCGGCTTCTTCGTCAGGTCTATACCTGACTCTTGTTGTGCAATCGCATCCTGCACCTCATTCGCTGAAGCGATAGAAGCATCAATACCGATACCAAGCATAGCCAAAGCACGCCCTACGGCTGACGTCTCGC